GCGTAGTAATGTTTGTTTTATTTGATACATAATCAAAAGAAGCATCGTGCATAAAGTGTTGACCTTGCGCTAAAGAGATGTTAAATACTTGCCCAAAGTTTATATTCTTTCCGTAAACATTGCCTGTAAATTTCTGCCAGGTAGCTTGATAAAAAGATAATATTGAACGAGTAACGCATTCTTGTAATGGTCTTGATTTTATTGCTTCAGTTTCAACTTCCCAGTTTCGTAACCATTTAGTCGAGTTTTGGATAAAATTATATTCGCCACCTGTATCATAACCTATAAAATCCTCAACTACTTGAGAATCCCATTTGTCATTAATACCACCGTGATATTGTAATTTATCTACTTTGTAAGTGTTTAAAAATGGCTTAACTAAAGTTGCATCGTTAGGAACATTTGTAGCGTTATAAATAAACGATTTTGTGTTTTGATATTGTTGTGGTATAATACTGATTTTAATATTATCAATATAAGTTTGATGGTCTATTAATTCGTTATTAACCAATTGATGCCTTAAGATAACAGTACCATAGTTATTCATTATGTATCCTGTATCTAAAGAGTTTCTATCAAATGTAGATAAGCATTTAAACTTCTGCCAACTACTTTTTTGACTCATTGGTATATTAATAAATTCTGTTCCTGACCAAGTAGCTACTGCTGGATAATTATTAAAAACACCATTTGATTGAACATATCTTGTACTACCTGAATTTGGAGTTCCATCATTAGATTTAGCAAGAGCAATCATAGTTGAATCCCCATCAGCGTGAGAATCATCAAAAAAGGTTGTACATTCTACTTTAATTGCAAAATAAGGATAAAATTCACTATCGTTAGTAATCCTAAAGACATTGTATAATCCCATTGAATTATTTTTAGGAGATGCTTTTGAATAGCTTGATTTTACTGCTAAAATTCTATTGTCAAAAGGTAAATTATCTCCTGTTGCATTTCTAAAGTCAAAACTTCCAAAAGAAGTCCAGTTTGTAGGGTCTGCCGTAGTTGAAGCATAATCCTTAAAGAATCCAAAGTTATTTAATAAGTTTCTTTCGTAGTATGGATGCTTAAATTGAACATTTGTCAATCGCTTATTTAAACTTACTAATTGATTAACATCTGACCAAATTACATTTTTACCGTTTCCAATAGTAGAATAAAAGTCAAAAGAATAGGTATCTATGTAGCCACCATTAATATTATATATTAATCCATTTTGATATTTTTGATTAACTGATACATTATCAATAAGTAAATATCCATTATTATCAGGATTAGCATTTAAAAAAACTATATCAAAAACACCAGCTTCTGCATTAAAACTAAACTCGTAATAAGTCCATTCAGGAGTTGCTTCTTGAAAAAATACAGAACCATCTATATTAATTGATATAACTGCTCTCGGTATAACATCACCATCACTTTTTGCCCAAAATCCAATAATATATTCAGCAGCATTAAAACTTAAAGGTTGTAATACATAAGAAGCATTATCCCCAAATATTTGAGGACATTGACCACCATTTAAACCTTTTGTTTCGCTATTAATTACATCTCCATCAATAAACCAATATTCATAAGGCTGAGGTAAAGTACCATCTATACTAAAGCTACCATCTACAATTAAATCATTTACTGCGACATCGTTTATTGCTATAACATACCAAGTAGCATCCTTATTAGATTGATATAACATGCAACCTAAAGATTCCATTAAATTACTTAAAAGAAAATAGCAGTCTTTAGGCTCAAATGTAGACCAATTAACAGAAGAATATTCAGATAGCTTTAAATTTGATAAGTTATAAAGAGTTCCATTAATATTAAATTGACTATAAAAAGCTACATCTAATTCGCTTCCAGTCTTTTTTAATAACCTACATACAAAATCACTTATACTTATTCCAGTATCTACATTTGTATTATCGTATAAAGCATAATAATCAGACCTTGTATATTTAATATCTTTTAAAACCGCAAGATTATCAGTAGCAGTTAATTGTAGATAATATTGTTCTTGCCACTCGTATTGAATAACATCAGGTAAAAGAAAACCTCTCCATTTTAAAACATCAGTTGTACCATCAGTTTCATAAAGACTTATTTTAAAAGAATATTCATCGTTATCAAAGAAAAAATCAGAAGGCTGAACTTGAGAATTATAAGGTATAAAGCATTTTATATCTGCAAATGAAGAACGAATAGGAGCAAATATGTTATCTTTAGTAGCTTTATAATTTAAAATAAATGCGCTATCCTGTGCTGGTATTAATTCAATAACATCAGGAGTTCTTTCAGTTGATTCTTGCTTCTCAAATTTAACCTTGTAAAAATAGTTAGTACCAATTTGGTCTAACCCTTTGAATTGTAAATTATAAAGATGATTGTAAAACATTATACTACCCTCGAATTTTTAATTGCTGCATTATCTAAAAGCATTCTCATTTTATCTCCCATAATATCTACTTGGTAACCACCTTGAGCAGTTGAGCCAGTTGGCATTGCTATTTTTGAATCACTACCATTAAACAAAGTAAAAGGATTAAACCCTAAACCCCCGATAGTTTTAGCAATATTACCAATAGACCCTAATTTAGAGCCTCCTGCACTTAAACCACCTGTTAAAACAAATAGTATTGCTGCTGCTGCAATTGCTGCTGCTAATTTTATCATCAATCTTTTTAAAGCATCTAATATCCCTTGAAAAGCATCAAATCCACCTTCCATAGCAACTGTAAAAAATGATTCTAATCCACTTGTTAAAGTCCCCATTAACATAGTTGATGCAGCTAATATTTCATTTCTTTGCTCAAGATAAGTATTTACTGCTTTAATTTGCTCTCCTTCTTTTTGCCAAGCCTCAAAACTTTTTTGAAAGTTCATATTTAAACCTGGCAAAGAAACTGGCGTATTTGGAATTTGACCTACACCTAATGTAGGTGCTATATATTTTATATCTGCTTTTGCTGCGGCTGCGGCTGCTGCTGCGGCTCTTTCTGCGGCTGCTTTTTTTTCTTCTTTTGTTAAAGCTATAATTGCATCTTTTGCATTAGAAATAGCTTTTTCATAAACTTTAAAATAAGGTGATGTTTGGTCTAACCCATTTTTTATTTCAGTAAACTTATCAATTAAATTTTGTAATCCTTCTTTAGATTTAGTGCTACTAATAGAATTATTTAAATTATCATAAGCCTTACCTATTTTTGCTACATCAATATTATCTAAAGTACCAGCTAATTTCTTCCATCCTTCAGTTATTAAATTTAAATCAGAAAGTTTACCCATCCAACCGAATAATGGTTGTTCTGCACCTTTACCAATACCTAATTCATCAATAACATTTTTACCGTGCATTAAAGCGTTTACTTTTGAAAGCATATCTCCCAAAAGCGTTACAGTATTTTTTAAAGGACCAGTATTTGCATCCCCAAGATTTTTCATTAAGGTTGTCCAAGCATCCCCTAAATTGGAAATTCTACCTTCAAGAGTTTTAGATATAGCAGCCATTGCACCACTAACACCTTCCATATCTCCTAACCCTAATAAATATTGTTGTATTGATGAAGCAGTATTTTCAACAGATGTTTTAACTCCTTTAAATGCAAAAGTAACTTGATCTCCTGCAACAGATGCCTTAATACCAAATTCTTTTAAACGCTCAAATTCTCCTGTCTGTGCATCTAAAATTGCTTCAGCTAACTGACCAAAAGACTTACCAGTAGAACTCGCTAAATCGCCTAATTTACGCATCTCATCGTAAGAAGGTTTAAAGCCTTGATTTGCTAATTTAACAAAAGCACCTGTTAATTCTTCAACTGAAAATGGAGTTTTAGCAGCAAAATCGGTAATCATACTCATCGCCAATTGTGCCTGTGATGCACTGCCTAAAGTATTAGTTAATACCGCAGCCATTGTTTCGAATTTACCAGTAGTAGAAACTACTGATTTACCAAAACTAACAAGCGCACCTACACTAAATGCACCTGCAAGAACAGTACCAAGCTGAGTAGCTGAAGCACCAATAGAATTAAAATCTTTATCTATATTTTTTGTAGTCTTATTAGCATTGGTATTAAACTTTGCTATCTCTTTAGATGCGTTATCTAACCCTTGTTTAAGACCTTGTATTTGTGCTGATAACTCAACTATTAATTTCTCGTTTGCCATTCTGTAACTTCTTTAAGATTTCTTGTTTTT